TAAAGACGGTTTCGATAACCTGAACAAGTGGGATGACATGACACGCAGTAAGATACGGGCGATCCTCAATTACATGAACGTAGATATTCGTCACCCATCCAGCGAATATGAAATCGTTAAGAACGAAGAACCCGTCGAGCAAATCTCAACCGATAACCAATAATACATATGAAATACAAAGCCAATACAGGACTCCTTGGAGTCAATGATCGCAAGGAAAAAGAAACGCACCCGGACTACAACGGCAAAGTCTATGTCGATAAGCCGGGCCTCTACTACCTGAAGGGGTGGAAGAAGACAGCTAAGAGTGGCAGTCCCCTGCTATCCTTGGCACTGGACTACGCCGATGAGGGCAAGCAAGCGGAGGCACGGGACACCTACGAGGTTCAAACCTACGGGCCTTCCGCTGCTTCCGTAGCACCGGCCATGACCACCTCGGATACCGTACCGTTCTAAAATGAATGAGTTCGATAAGGTCTGGTGGGCTGAGTTCCGTGAGCAGGAGGTTGATTACATAATGAACCTTACTGCGAAAAAGAACTCGGACTATACTGGTGGGGAGACTAACGACAATCCGTTCGCTAACTTCGATTCCAGTGCAGAGTTCGGGGTTGACCCACTCATAGGCATCTGCATTCGTATGCAGGATAAATTCCAGAGAGCTAAGGCTTTCTGTTCCGATGGCTCCCTCTCGGTGAACTCCGAGGGGGATAAAGCCAAGGACATTTTTCGGGATCTCATTGGTTACTCATTGATAGCCATAGGGATGCTGGAAAGACAGGGTTAGTTGAAACGTCTTATGGTAGGATGCTTGGCCTCTCGTAACTCGGCGGGGGGTCAAGTATCTCTATCCTATTTATTTAAAACACATGAACGAACACATATCAGAAGCCACCGAAATCACCCTTAACCTTTACGATTCAATTGATTCGTACAAGTTCACTCCAGAAGTGCAGGTGAAATACAAAGCTCTTGGTCAGTGCTTACGTTCAATCATGGAGATACTTCAGGATGAACGAAGAGAACGCACCACCGCATAACTTAGAAGCCGAGACTAGCCTGATCGCATCCTGTCTGGATGCATCCGATTCGTCAGTCTTCGACACCGCATCAACCATCGTCAACGCTGGCGATTTTTATTCAGCACGTGGGAGGTTCCTCTGGGAAGCTCTCCACAAGCTGGCCAACACTGGGTTGCCCCTCGACGAGATCCACCTTTGCGAGGCCCTGAAGGGGTCAAATACGCTGGATGAGATCGGGGGAGTAACAGGTATCGTATCCCTCATGGACTCCGCTACAACGGAGTCACAGGCCCTGCATTACGCTAGGCTGGTAGCCGAGAAGTCGAACCTGAGAAAACTTATCCGGGAGTGCCGGATCGCTCAGGAGAAGGCGACCAACGAGGGCCATGAGTTCAATGACATTCGGTCCGAACTCGAGACCAATGTCCTCGAGATTAATTCACGTGACTCAGTTCGGTACAGCGTCAAGGAGTCCTTGGACTCCATCGTATCGGACATCGAACTAATGCAGTCCGGTGAGTACGTAGCCGATGTAGTCAAAACAAATGTCGGCAGGCTGGACGGGTTGCTAGGAAACGGGGGAATCGCCGCCGGGGAAGTGCTTACACTTGCAGCACCCACCTCCTGCGGGAAGTCAGCACTCGCACTGTACATTACAGCGAGAACTATGATCGACCAAGGGACACCCGTTGCTTACTTCTCCTTCGAGATGCCACAGAAACAACTGATGAAGCGTATGGTTCAGTCCATATCAGGAGTGAACATCCGTTCCATTGAGCAGGGTTACGCTACACCGCAGGACATCACAGCCTTCAGTGAAGCGACTGACCGATTAGCGGGGCTACCTATCAGTACTGTTCATTCAGCCAAGGGTGCTGATGACCTCGCCAGTCAGGCCAGATACCTAGTCAGGAAGAAGGGCGTTAAGCTCATCGTCATTGACTACCTCCAACTGATCGGTTTTAACTCAAAGTTAAGCAAGGCAGAGGGGATCGCTGGCATCAGCCACAGGATCAAAGAGATAGCACTGGACCTCAACGTCTCAATCGTACTGCTCGCTCAGGTAAATCGTGAAGGAGCCAAGAGGGAGACAGGCCTAAGCCTGTACGACCTCAAGGACTCCGGAGATATTGAGAACGATGCCGACATCGTGATGCTTATGTGGCCTCACAAGGGAGATGTTGAATCCAGCAAGGACAAAGATTACCGAGGCCCTTACACCGGACTCTCTTACAAAATAGCAAAGAATCGTGAGGGTGAACGTGACGTTGGGGACTATTTAAAATTCTATCACCAAACAGGAAGGTTTATGTAATGCATATCAATGACGAATTATTCTTCAACGACAGGAGCCAGCAGGGTAAATTTCTGGACTGGGCGCACGAGAGAATCAAAAAAGAAATCGAGGACATCGAGTACATGGAGGAGGAGTACGGCACGGCTGAGTGGACAATCCCAACGGGCCAAAGAAGGCCCAGCCCCCGGCTGACTGATGAACAGAAGTTACAACTTATTGAGAAGGTGGACGGGCTGCGTAATGATGGGTACACCTATCGACTGGCTTGTGAGTGCTGCGATGTAGCGCATTCGTCGTACACCAAGTGGAGAAAGCAGTTCGGCTTACCGGAATACAAACAAGGGGGTGCAGGGATTTCGACTTAACCTCGGTTAAGGACGCTGGTTCGACTCCAGCCACCTCCACCAACCTCTAACTTGACAAATTAAACACAAATACCTAGCTTGCATTTATGAATGAAAACCTAGAACGCATACAGACTCAGATCGAAATGATCCGCAACGAGTCCCGTATCCTATCGTACCGCATCGAGCGTATGACCGAGCAACGAAAGGAACTACAGGACGAAAAGCGTAGACTCAAAGAACTACTGAGTACGTATACTGTATAATATTTCCGAGGCCGGGTGTGTGTTCCCGTTGTGGGCCTCGATTGGTGGTGACCCCATCCTCCTGCTCATACGGGGGGGTGGGGTTTTTTTATAAAGCACCCGGAGGTATAAACGTTGGAAGCTCTCCCTCCCTCAGCCTTCTCTGGAACTCACGTTGTTCCCCCGCTCTACTGAATCCAAATAATCTATTTAATACATCCGACATCGGGGCAAGTGTAACCAATTTACTATCCGTGATTGCACGTTTCTCGGACAGGACACGCTGCACGGCAGCAGTGTTATCCACGATTTGCTGTATTCCTACTGGAGTTATGAAATCAAAAGCCGCCTGACCTATGCCTTCTTTTCGTGCCACAAAAGTTTGGTAACGGCTGATGCCGAACAAACGGGCAACCCCATTGAACATGTAATCACTGAAGTACCCAGCCCGTCCGGCAAGGAAGTCCTTGAGTGCGTCCGCTGGCATCCCCACCATTAACATGAAGAACATAAGTTTAGCTAACTCCGTTGAACCACGAAGGGCTTGTGCGGCGTTGCCTGTACCAATACCCTGCGCAATGTCATTGAGCATATTATTCTTCACGAAGGCAAGCTGTTTAATCATGAATGACTTCATGGTGTAGAGCATACGCAGGTTCGGATCATCGCTCACGGCTAGCGGCATCTCGAGCCTATTCACTGGCTGGAACTCCAATAACTTACGCAAAAGAACCTCACGAACAAACGGATTATCTCGATCCCCTTTTGCAAAAGCAGCTATGGCTGCATCCGCATCATCCCCGAGTATAAAATCCAATTCGGTTTTAAGCTTAACTGAATTTTTTGAATTACGATTTTTTAAGTAACCACGGGATAGACTCCTGATGCGCTTGTAGTTCGCACTCAATGTTGTCTCCTTCATTAGTTGGTCCATCCGGGAAAACCCTGTTGCCTTTAGCCCAATCCGGAGCGCATCCGACAATAACTTTTTTTCGTTCCGGAACTCAGCACCAATATCATCCTTGCTGATTCCTACGTCCTCTAGACGGAACTCCTTGCCGCCGAGCAATGATCTAATAGTACGGAAGAATCCGTTTTGGTACATCTGAAATGGTAGGTCAAAAATCTGGGAGATAGTTGTGGTTGGCTCAACCAGTAAAGTGAAGTAGCTGAAGGTACGCATGCTGGCCAGCAATGAGTTCTCCTTCATTATTGGATTCAGGATAACCTTTGCTAAGTCCGGTAGGGTTCCATAGGCTTGCTCCGAATCAATCTCCCCGTTCTGAAGTAATTCCTGAATCAGTAAACCTAGTTCGCCGGGACGATCTTGGTTCGGAGAAATAAGCTGCCCATTGTCGGTCTCGTATCTCCTGCCCAGTAGACGCATAGTCTCAGTAGCGGTTGTCATGTTACTGATATATACTTCGATAGCCTGACCGGGATCAGCATAGAAATCAATAGCACTATCCTCAATGAACTCGTACGTTCTGGCCTTGGTATGCTTAGTCATTATACCACGCTTAGTGTACATACCGGAGCGTATATATTTATCGAACTCCAATGCCTCCTCGGTTGAACCCTCCTCGATGATAGGTTTTCTTTTGGTAATATCCGTTTCCTTTGCCCGGTCCTCGTTGATCCTTTGTATGTAGGAACGGAAGTCCACAGCAACAGTCTTGCCGAGGACCTGTTCTAATTTAGCTAGATCCAGAACACGCCGGGGAAAATAATCCTCGAGGTAATCAACATCCATACCCTGCTCGTTCGCCTGCTGCCGGATGTCGTCCAGTATCGGGCGTACAACTAGGTTGTAGTCATTGAACATACCGTACTTCTGGAGCAGTAGATCCCTTTCCCGGCTTAATGCCACGGCGTCCTGACTGCCCTTTACCGATGGGCTGTAGTACAATAACTGCTTCAGCCTACGCTTTTCTTCTTCATTCCTTATGCCATTAAACTTTTTTATGAATGGGCTGATGCTCTTCAGTCGTTGCTGAATGGTGGAATCCACCTTGTTCAAGTACTGCTGAAACAATCTTTCAATCCTCGGGCTGATGTCGCTTAGAACCGTACTGGCTGTATTTATGAACTTATCATAGAAACCAATCTTTTTCTTTTTACTCGGAGGGTTTGCTGCGTTGACAATTACTTCAGTGTCAACGGATGGATCAGATATTCTTTTGGATTCCTTGGCTATCTTTTGATTAGTTATTCTAGCGTCCGGGTCAGAACGAAGAACTAAATCTACTGAATCATTGATAACCGCAGCAGCTTCTAAGTTTTCGTTGATTTCCTTGCCGAGCGTTCTCGCAAGGAATCGCTGGACTGACTTGAATAAGGACTTAATTGTTCCCCAAGACTTGCCACCCACAACGTACTGCTCAGTCACGCTACCATACAGTAGATACTGTATGGCTGCACGTGAATACTCAGCCCCGAATTGATGATCCTCTTGAAGGTTACTATACACACCAGAAATTCTACTTCTTTGCTCCTGTGTGAGGTCCTTGCCGAGCTTGCCCATGAAGTCCAACCACGCATTATTGCGGGACTTTGACGGGCTTCTCTGCATCAAAACCTTGTGCATAGCAGCGTGGATAATCTCTTCACGCATTGCAGCACGGGTTCCGTCCTGTGTCCGGTTAGTGAACATTGAGCGTGGGTTATACTCGATGTATCCTTTCGTTACATTGTACTGAGCGTCAGTAGATATCGTGTAGTTCGGTACTATATCTACACCCACCTTGGACGCTACTGCCTTGAAGTTATCCCTGATGAACTCCTCAAGCTGCCTAACGGAATCGAACCCACCTTCAGGGGCCGATGGTCGTTGCGCTGTGATTGCCTCTGCTTCTACATCTGCGGCTGCTGCGGCAGGGGCCGTGATGTCCCGCTCAGATAACTCTTGAGTGCCGCTAGGTAAGTCTCCTCTTCTTCTGATAACATCTGATCGAACAAAGCGTCCTGAGTCTCTTCCGTTAAGGTTCCTGTAGATTGCGTTAGCTCCTGCGGCGTAGTCAGGGGCCTCGCCTTTTTGTCTGCTTCCATTGGATTCATGTATTAGTTTTTCGTAGTACCATAAGATAGCCTGCGCTTCGGCAGGTGTAAAGTTTGTATCATTCTTTTTATTAAAGTCATCCAATGCCTCCTTCATCACGGCCCGTATAAATCTACGGTGACTTCCGTTGGCTGGAGCCTCAATCATCTTAAAACCATCCGACACTTTTGCGATTCCATTTATCGCAAGCCTCACCTCGTTCTCAACTGGGGTTAGCCCCTGTCGATTAGCCTTCAAGCTAAAGTACGTGGCAATGCGTTTTATTTGTTCCTTAGTTGGTCGCTTGCCGGACTTAGGAAGAAGCCCTTGTTTTTTTAGCTCACCAAGTAGCCTTGATTTCGGGTTAGAAATTAAAGCATCAATCGCATTAAATAGCCTCGTCTGAGTGGCCTGTATATCTGCCTTGATTAACTGGTCCCCCATTGTCCTACCAAAGGTACGCATGAACCATCGGTCCATCGTAGTAGTTTCAAAATTACCATTCAGGTTATTGAAAAAACTGCCCAGCTTAGGACCGAGGAAAAGAGAGTAAGGCACTACCTCCGTAACCAGTTCCCCTGTAGTCATATCCTTAGCTTGCTTTTTCGTGAAGCCAAACTTTGACTCAAGTTCCTTTCGGAGATCGCTCACTGGTCCGACTTTACTCATGAAGGACTCCAACTCCTTCCACCCAACTCTTGAAATCAATTCATCGACAAGGAGCAAATGACCCAAGATAGCTTCCTCTCTTGTACCCTGAGTAGCTTGCTGCTCAAGTTTGCCTGTGCGTTTCCAGTCCTTGTAGATTCTAAAGCTCTCTGCCGTTTGATCGCTGACCTCGTTGCCGTTTGACGTAACAGCAAGGAGTGTCTTCATAATAAAACGATGCTCTGGCTTGGCTAAGTCCT